AATAAGCTATTAGAAAACATTTAAACCCTTGTGGTGGATGGGAGTGCATGCCCTGAAACCGCAAGGGTTTTTTATTTATAAAAGTTATCGGTTATCTGTAAACCGTTATAAATTATGGCAAACGTAAAATTAATATTTCAGGGAACTGAAAGAAGTAAAACAGAATCAAGCGAATTAGAAGTATTTGCTAATATTCACAATGAAATTTGTATAAGTATTGAAGATCAAAATTATCCTGGTAGCATTATTTGTTTAGACAAATCAACTGCTATTAGGCTTGTTCGTGAATTAAAAAAGCAAATTGGATTCCTAATGGAAAGTGAGGTTAACAATGGCTAAGGAACTTCCATATTTTAAATTTGAGCCTAATCAATGGGAAAATGGCAATATTCAGATGTTATCTAGAGAGGATAAAGGTTTGTTTATTGATTTATGCAGTATGTACTGGTCAAGACTTGGTGATTTACCTAAAAAACTTGCAATTCAAAAGTTATGCGGTGGCAATGCGACCGCATTAAATTCGCTTTGCGACGAAAAAATAATTGAGGTTTTAGATGGTAATATTTACATAAGATTTCTATCAGAACAGTTAAATGAGTTTGATGATATTAGCAAAAAGAACTCTAAAAATGCAAAAGATGGATGGGAAAAACGGCGTAAATTAAATGAAAATGAAGAATTAAGCCACCGCAATGCGACCGCATTAAATTCGCAATGCGAAAGTGATGCCATAAGAGAAGATAAGAAAAGAGAAAAGAAGGTAATATATATACCATCTCTCTCTGAGGTTGAGTTGTATTTTAAAGATAATGGCTATACTAAAGAATCAGCCATAAAGGCTTTTCATTATTACGAGGAAAATAATTGGAAGGATAGCCGAAACAATCAGGTTAAGAATTGGAAACAGAAAATGCAGGGCGTTTGGTTTAAGGATGAGAATAAAGCTGCTACTTTGCAGTACATAGATTTTAGACCGGGCAACTGATGATTAGGAAATTCAAAGATATTCAGGACTCTCTAATTGAGATGCGTGAAAAAGGAAATCCTAGAGGCGAAAATACAGGCTTTGCTTGTTTAGATGAATTTTATTCCATAAAGGAAGGTTCTTATACGTTTATTCTTGCGCCTCCACACCAGGGCAAATCTGAGTTTGCTTTTGAGTTAGCATTTACTCAGGCAGAGAAATACGGCAAGAAAACATTAATCTATTCACCAGAGACAGGAAGCACAGAGGACATCTATGCTGAGTTTATTCACAAATACACAGGTAAACCATTCTACAAATCTATTCCCGGAGCCGTAGAGGATAAACAGTTTTATAATGCCGTAAATTATATAGATGAGATGTTTTCTATTGTAGATAGCGATGAGAGAGCCTATGGCTTTAATGATTTAATAAAATTAGTAAAGGATGAGAAGATAATACTGACGGATCCTTACAATGAGTTAAAGCATGACATGAGCGAATATGGCAATAGGCAAGATTTATACATAGAGGATTTATGTGGTGATATTCGCAGATATTGCAAGAAAAATAAAAAGCATTGGTTATTAACTTTGCATCCTGCCAACCAACAAGCATTAGTTGACAGATCAGGTTTAAGATATTATCCGATGCCAATGGCAAGAGAAGCCGCAGGAGGTCAAGCCTTATTCAGAAAAGCAATGACATGGATAAACCTATGGAGACCGCCAACTGGTATGTTAGATGAGAACGGAATGCCATTTGAGAATAACATAACGTTAGTACACATTGAAAAGGCTAAACCTAAAGGAGTAGCTAAAAAAGGTCAAACTAAACTATTCTTTGATTGGAAGAAAAACAGATATTATGAATTTCCTAAACTTTACGCATTCGAACATGAAAAGTAATTTACAATTAGAGTTAGAGATTGAGGCATTTGCTTTATACTATCAAGACAAAATAAAGAGTTCTGAGGCATTATTATCTTTCGCAGGTATAATCTGCCACCTTGATGGAGATGTACTCTTATATCGCATTAAAAACGGCTTAAACGATAAGATTCAGGATGTTATAGATAGGAATGAAAAATTAAAGGACATTTATGACCATTTTTTTATTTTATCAGAGCAGATTGAGCAAATGAAAAACATCGTAAAAAAGAATAATGCTAGAATGCTAGAGATGGAATCAGAGAATGAAAAATTAAGTAAGTTATTAACTAATTATCAGGAATGGCAATGACAGTTGCAGAGAAAAGTATGGCAATGAGTTACATACTTAGCCAACTATTAATAGAGAATTTAGAGATAGTATGCCTAGAGGTAAAAGGAAAGCCAGAATTTGGAAAACTAAACGATAAACTAATGAAGTTAAAAGGAGCGTCACGTAATGCCTTTAGGATATTAGAAAAGAATACAGAACAGTTAGAAGAGTTAAAAAGTGAAATAGATGAATTATTAGGGGCATTATGGGATTAAAATACAACAACATCAAAACAGTAATTAACGGAATAACCTTTGATTCTAAAAAGGAAGCAGGATATTATGGCATTCTTAGGCTTAAAGAAAAGGCAAGGTTAATAGAACGATTTGAGATGCAAGTCAAGTATGATCTGGTAGTTAATGGAGTTAAAATAGGATTTTATAAGGCTGATTTTGTCACTTATAAACATGGCAAGGTTTTAGAGGTTATAGATGTAAAATCGGAAATGACTAAGAAATTACCAGTCTATAGATTGAAGAAGAAACTGCTTAAAGCGATATATAATATTGATATAGTGGAAATTTAATACCTTTGAATTAAAACAGGCAAGATGCAGGTAAAGATTTCAGCCGTTAAGGCAAACAAAAACAATCCTAGGCAAATAAAAGATGATAAGTTTAAAAAGCTAGTCCAATCAATTAGAGAGTTTCCAGAGATGTTAGAAAAGCGACCATTAATATGCTTTACGGATGTTGATGGCAAGTATGTTGTTTTGGGAGGTAACATGAGGCTAAAGGCATCTCAGGAGGTAGGCTTAAAAGAAATACCTATTGTTTTGGCTGATGACTGGACTCAAGAGCAAAGGGATGAGTTTCTGATTAAAGATAACGTAGGCTTTGGAGAATGGGACTGGGATCAGTTGGCTAATGAATGGGATGCGGATAAATTAGATGAGTGGGGATTAGATTTACCGGTATATACAGAGATTGGAGATTTTGGCGAAGATTTTAGTTTGCCAGATGGAGATAAAGCACCATTTCAACAAATGTCTTTTACTTTAGCTGATGAGCAGGCAGAGCAGATTAAAAATGCAATTGCTGATATTAAGCAAACAGATGAATACAAATACGCCGAAACTATGGGCAATGAAAATAGTAATGGCAATGCACTTTATTTAATTATTATGCAATGGGCAGAGCAAAGGAAATAATTGTAAAGGTGATACCATCTAAAATTGCTAATGAGTTTGTAAAAAAAAATCATTATAGTGGTAAGGTTGTGCCAAATAGCACTTTGCATTTTGGGTGCTTTTTAGATAATCAATTGCATGGTGTTATGAGTTATGGTAATTCTATGGATAAATCAAAAGTAAAATTAGCAGTTGAAAATACCGGATGGAATGAATTTATAGAATTAAATAGGATGGCGTTTGATGATTATTTGCCTAAATATTCAGAGAGTAGATGTATAGCAATTAGTATTAAATTAATAAAAAAAAACGCACCACATATAAAATGGATAGTTTCTTTTGCTGATGGAAGTCAATGTGGTGATGGTACAATTTATAGGGCAAGTGGATTTAATTTAATAGGTTTAAAAACAAACAAGCAAATTTTAAATTGGAATGGCAAAATAATTGCTAAAAAAAGTTTAGATAATAAAAACTATCCCTCAATTAATGGTAAATATTTTTCAAGACATTTAATAGAAAATGGGGAGGCAAAACCAATAGAGGGGCATCAATTAAAATACATTTACCTAATAGATAAATCATGCAAAATAACAGTTCCAATATTACCATTTAGCAAAATAGATGAAATGGGTGCAGGTATGTATAAAGGACAAAAAATAAGCCTTGCAGAACGCAAGGCTTTGAGCGAAGTGGTCGAATCGAACGCCGATTTCAAACTGGAAGCCTGATGTGTTACCATTACACTAACTTCGCATATAGTCAAAGGTATTAAAATAATAATGAAAAAGCATACTAAATTATATTTAGCTTACTTTGGCTTTGATCAGTCTGATTTTATACCCTGCGAGATATGCAAGGCTCAGGCGATAGATATACATCATATCGAATGCAGAGGAATGGGTGGCACTAAAGAGCCTGAGAATATTAATAACTTAATGGCAGTATGTCGAGATTGCCATGTTAAATACGGCGATAAAAAGGAATACAAAGAGTTTTTAAAGGAGGTACATAATGATTACAAGCAGCGAGGAATCTCTTAAACGAGGTGGAAATACTAGATTTAAAAAAGGAGTATCTGGCAATCCAAATGGCAGAGTAAAGAAAATTCCACAGTTAGATGTTTTACTAGCTGATGTATTAGGTGAGGAGAAGGATGGAATAGAAGCAGCAAAAGCTATCTTAATGGCTCTAAGAGCAAAGGCAGTAAAAGGTGATGTTAGAGCAGCTGAGGTATTGCTAGATCGTGCCTATGGCAAAGCATCGCAAAGCCTGACATTAGATGGAGATATTAATTTTAGAGTACCTGCTCCAAATGTTTACAATACTGCACCTCCTTTGTCACATAGTGAAAATGAAATAGATGTTTGATTGCAGTCCAGTATTTTATGAGAATTATGAGGCTAAAGAAAAAGTCCTAATAAATCAGGGAGGTACTGCCTCAAGTAAAACCTATTCAATCATGCAACTGCTATTTTATAACGCAGTTAATGAGGCTAGGTCAGTTATAACAGTAGCCGGTGAGTCTTTACCTAACTTGCGTAAAGGTGCATACCGAGATGCTGAGAATATCTTTGCAGATAACAAATACTTACAGTCACAGTTAAAGTTTTGGAATAAGACTGAGCGAATTATCTATTTTAAGAACGGCTCACTTATTGAGTTTGTTTCCTTTGAGAATGAGCAATCTGCTAAGAATGGTAAGCGTGACTATTTATTTGTGAATGAGGCTAATGGTATAAGTTATCAGATATATTGGCAGTTAGCAATCAGGACAAAGAATAAAATATACATTGACTATAATCCTACTAACGAGTTCTGGGCGCATACTAAGCTGATTGGTCAGCCAGATACAAAGCTAATAATCTCAGACCACAGGCACAATCCATTCTTATCAGATGAAGACCATCAAAGAATAGAGGCTATAAAGGAATTAGATCAGGAGTTATGGAACGTATATGCTAGAGGTTTAACTGGCAAGATTGAGGGAGTTATCTTTAGGAATTGGGCAATATGTGAGGCAATACCTGAGGATGCTGAATTGATTGCATTTGCAATTGACTTTGGTTTTACTAATGATCCTACAGGCATAATAGAGGTTTATAAGTCTGAAGGCGAGTTGTGGGTAAATGAGATGTGTTATGAAACTAGGCTAACTAACATGGATATTTGCCAAAAGCTA